GCCCCATATACACACTAATTTAAAATTAGCTCACATCAATATCTTTACATACAGCAAAGCTATCATCGTTTCGGAGTGCAATATCACAGTCTTGCAGGAAGTTCAATCTGGTAGTCCCAGCATTTCCACCTGTGTAAGGATCGACCAATACATCAACTCCACTATAGAAACCAACTAATAATTGACTAAAGTCACCAAATATTAGGGCTGATAGGTTGCTACCTGTACCTTTTGATAAATCAGATGGTACAAGTGATGTTGCAAGATAGTTGTAACCAAGCATTTGATTGTTTGGCTCGAGAATGAAGTTACCTTCAACACCAGAACTTTGCTTAGATGTAGTTCTTAGTTTTGCAGTAACTTTTGGATGCCCAATAAAGTAAGCAGATGCTTCGTTTAATAGAGCATTATCTTCTTCAACCAATCTTACTAGGTCAACAACATTATCATAAGCAATAGCACCACCATTAGTACCGATTGCTTCAACATTACCTGATACAGAAGCAATGATACCTGAAGGCTCATTTGAACCCCCACCTTCGATTGCTACTTCATCAATCTTTCTTGCGAAAGAATTAATAACATCGTCTCTTAATACTGCTTCAACAGATGGGTCTGATTGCATCATTAGTTTTCTGGAAACATCTACATAAGCTGCTAGGGTTTTTGGAGCCATAGTAACTTGTGAGAATGTTGCAGCACCTTCAGTTGGTGCATTGTTTTCAGAAACAAAAGATACATTAGAAACTTCAGCAGACATTTTTGGTATATTTATGTCGCCTTTTAAGCCTTCTAAAAATCTGCTTCCTGCTTGTGCTATTACCAGCTTAGCTTTAAGAGCAGAGATAAATTCGCTACCTAAATGCTCAGTTGGCTTTAGGAATCCACCAGAAGAATTTGTGCCTACTACTTGGTCTCTCTGTCCGAAGTTAAGATTTGTTGGCATATAGAACCCTCTAGCTTCTTTTCCTGTTTTATGTGCAATCTCATCAGAAACTTCTCTTTCTAGTCCAGATAGTTTTCCATGAGCAGCTTCTCTAACAGCTTTTAGAAGAGAATATTCTCTTTGCTCTGTTTCATTCATATCAACACTTGATGGTAAGTCAAGTGGCTTATCGTTTGCGATTGTCTCTAAAAGTTGTCCTCTGAATTGTTGTAGAGAAATTCCTTTTGCTACAGCTTCATTAGCTAAGTCTCTCTTGTTGTGCTGTACACCCAAGTCAATAATAGCTTTTGCTTCTTTAGCAAATTGTTCTCTTAATTCATTAGGATTAACTTCTGGAGTTTTATTTTCATTTTCCATTTTTATTTCCTTATTAGAATTAATTTCAATTTTGGGTGTTTCTTTACTCCTAGCGAACCCAACAAGACTTGACTGGTCTGCAGGTATGCTAACAGCAGAAACTTCAAGAGGAGACCAAGAATTAACTCTATAGATGGGAACACCATCTCTCTCTTCTTCCTCTTTATGCATACTGTTGACTTGGTAGCCAACAGATATGTTCTGTCGTATGCCATCTAGTACATCTCTATAGACTTCATCAGCCATTTGGTTTTTAGAGAATCTTACTTTAGCAACTGTTCTTTTGTTTGCTTTGTCGATGCTGAACTCTTCAACAACACCTATTTGTTTAGTAGGGTCATGGTCTAGCAGTAATGGGCTTCTACCTTGCGACATGAAAGCCATATCAATTTCTTCTTCATTGTGACCCAGAACTTCCATACCAAATCTTCTTTCAACTGGTTCTTCAGAAGATACACCAATCATTATGGTTCTATTATCTTCATCTATTTTTGATTTATCGAAATGAAAAGCCCTTTGTAGGTTTTCTTCAGCATAGAATCTTATGGCTTCGTCATTACCTGATTCTTGCTTATTTCTTTGTGGATTATTTTCTGCTTCCTCTGTTGGAGCTTCTTCTGTAATCTCTTTGCTTCTATCCTCTTCATCATGCTCTCCTCTGATTGGGTTTATCTTTGTTAGTGTGGAAAACTTGTGACCAACTAATGTTTCACTCTCTTCTCCACCACGATAAACTCTAATTAGAGCAGCAGGGTCATCTTCTGTGCCTTCAACAGAAAAATCACTATCTGGAACATTGATAGTTCCATCTCTTTCTATTTCTTCAATCTTTCCTCTAGCACGACCACCAGATGTATTCCATGATACAAAGTCTCCTACTTTAAGTGCGTCTGGTGCTGCTCGTTCTTCTTCATCTTCGTGGTCGTAAGGTCTTTCATCATCGTTTTCTTCTGGCATTGATTTACCAAATTCAACGATGTATGAATCCTCAGTTTCACGAATGTCTTTAATGTGTCTTTCTACATTATCACTCATATTACCTGCCATTCTAGCATTATCTTCTTTCTTAAGTCTATCTACTATTGCTTTAGACCATCTAAATCCAGCATCGCCACCCCATAATGCCCATGCAATACGACCATTTGAAGGAAATCCATCTTCATCAGGGGTGAATCCTTCGCCTTGTTTGTCTACTTCATGCCTTGAGAAGAATGAATACATCCTTTTTACAGTCGATTCCGATAGGTTTTTACCACTTACAATGTCTCTAGCTCTAGCAATACCAACTGCTGTACCACCTCTGCCATGCTCTCTACGCCAGTCTAAGCCCTTCTGGGCTTCTGTTTTCATGCCTTGTGTTGGTTTATAACTTGCCATTTTTAGTCTTTTTCCATTTGTATTTCTTGGCATTTTCCATGTTTTTGCCAAATATCTTTTCCCAATTCTCGTTAAATTGTTCGTTTGACACTGATTTTGGTCTAGGTTTACTGCCCTTGCTCATCTTCATCACCATCGCTTTGTATTTCGGCATCTATTGGCATTTTTTGAGCACCGAATGGCTGATATGCAGTTTTGACATCGTATTGTTTAGCTAATTCTTCTTCTCTTTGATGTTGTTCAAACAATTCTTCAACATCACGACCATAATTGGCTTGAATATCTTGCATAGTAACAACACCAGCATTTAAACCATCAACATTAGCCTTAACTTCCTTCACTGGGTCAATCCAACCCCAACTTCTAGGAATGAATTGAATATTGTCAGCAAATTTATCGTATTTGTCTGGTGGTAGCATGAAACCATCTTTAAATGACATAGTTTGTAGTAACCATTTGTTAAAAACTGGCTCTATGAAGTGTTCAATCATAAATTGTTGCAATATTCTGTAATTATCTCTTTCTTCTAGTGTGCCTTGTCTAATAGATGAGTAATTGACACCTTCTAAATTGTTAGCAAGTGAGACATAAGAAACACCTAAACCTGATGCAATACCTCTAAGCACTGACTTGTGGAAAGCATCAAAACCTGATGTTGGGTGTTGTGGGTCAAACTGTTGCAGTGTCATGCCTTCTGGTAGTTGCTCAAATGTACCAGCTTCAGCATTCATAATTGGTGTATAACCATCTTCTGTATCTTCACCAACATAACCATCACCAGCAGGTGATGTGAAGAAACCCATTTTAGATGCCCCAACACGAGCAGCAACGAGTTCAGCTTCCTCATAACCATCTAACATTCGTAGCCTGTTTAATGCTGTGGTCATAAATGGTAAACCTCTGGTTTGTTCTGGTCTCTCTGCTTGATAAGCATGAATAACATCACCAGCAGGTACTTCTATATGCTGTCTATCGTATTTGCCATGATAATTATTGTGAGGGTGTTCTTTAAACAGATAGTAGCTGACTGGTCTTTTATATTTATCCAGCTTGACACCCATAATAATTTCATCACCATTGTTTAATAGTTTGTTTTCTTCTTCATCTAGATAATCAGCATCTAAGAATTGTATTCTGTATGGGTCTAATGGATTATTTGATGTAATGTGTCTAATTAAAACCTCACCATCTCTTGCTAGGGTCTCAATGAACAATTTTTGTGCATCTATAAAAGATAATTTGCCATCAATTGTACAATTTCCTTTTTTGCCCCATTTCTTCCATTCATTTTCTAATACTTGATTACCAATTATGTCTAAATTGCCATCTTCATTTCTAGCTTTGGATTGCAGTCTAATACCATTCTGTCCAACGACATTGGTTACTAATAATTGCAAATATCTTTTAGCATAATCGTTGTTTCTTGCTTGTTCACGACACCTATCTCTTATTTTTCTAAGATTAAAACGAATGTTGCTATCAGCATTGCTTGAACCACTAATCCAATCGGCAAATAGATTGCCTGATTGTGTAGCTTTGTAATTTCTGAATTTTCTTACAGACTTTTTACGACCCTTGAAGAAGTTATCCCATATTGCCATCTTTAAAACCTAACTTTAATTGTGTTTCCTGTATCTTGTTTGTTTTTAATCCTTGCTCTTTTTAATTCTTGATTATACTCGGCTCTGTATCTGTTGCGAAATGTCATTAAATCATCTATGGACATTCTTGCTAATGACCTACCAGCAATGCTATAACTCATTTGGTCTTGCGATGCTCTGTTTTCTAGTACAGCTTCTATAGCATCTAATACTTTTTTAGCATGAGTTCTTTGGTCTGCATTGGTATTAGCATAATCATCAACTAAAAATGTATAACCATCATCTACTGCAATTCTTTCTGAATCGGATGTTCTTGTGATAAAGGCATACCATTTATATTGTAGGCTGTTATAGTTTGCTGTTGTTGCACTTGCAACTTCAACAATATAGTCGTCTGATGTTTCTGTGGCAGTAATTGTAAATTGATGTGCCCCACCACCACCATCATCGTGATGGAATTCATAAGTCAATGCATAATCAGCAGGGTCATAGGTAGCAGCTATATCTGGTCTTCGCCAAGCCCATCTGTCACCTATAACTAACTCGTCTGGTTCTTGGGTTGGATAGTTGCTTCTATCAAATAAGTTCGCCATGTGGAATAGTTTAACCTAAATTATAGTTATTCTTTCCATGAATTTACAAAGTTTCTAGGATTCTTCCTGTATAATCTTCGCCTTTCTTGGATTATAGATGGTTTTTTTGGAATATTTTGTTGTTGTTTTGCTTTTGGGTCTGCTAATTCCAGTCGTTCAAAATCTGGTTGTAGAATATAAGCACCTGCTAAAGCATAAACAAATGTATCCAGTGCTTCATTCCTCTCTCTTGTTTGTTTCCATATTAATGTCGTTTTCCCTTTATGGATTTTTGGTACTCTCTTCTCTGCTGTAAGTTGTCTAAAATATTCTTCATCTAATGTGTTAGGGAAGTGTACTAGATTGGTGTCTTTATCGGTTAGTCTGGCATGAATGAAAT